TAGTATTACCTAGGTCACTTCGGTTACAAGTTACAAGTTGAATTTTAGAGCGGAGCGGAGAAATTCACAAAGTTGTCCTTTTTTCCTACAACTTTGTAACTGAAGTAAATCGGTTCCGCAAGGCTTCGATTTCATCACGTATATACCATTTTTCTGGTGGCTTATTACTCGTGATGTAGACTTTGGTCCATCTACGATGAACAAATCCTCCTTTTATGGCTGCAGTTAGTGGGTATCTGTCAGTCCACTGTAGCAGTGTATCATAGTCGATCCATCCATAAAAGTCATCAAGGAGGATACCTTCTTCTCCGTCATATCCGTCCATCCATACACTTCCTGTATTTGGTCTTGGTACGTTAAAAACTAGTGGGCATAATTCTCGCACTTTTCTACTTTTGCCACTTCTTGACTTTCCCCATATTACATGAACTTCGGTTACAAAATCCATTATCTTATTTTTTTGTAGTCTAAATTGTAATGCTTCGAAACCTCTATAATATTTTACGAATACCTCTGGACATTCTTCCGCTACTCCCTGTACTCCCTTATCTTTAAGTACTTTAATAGCACCTTCTAAATCGGTGCGTTTTCCTTGTGTACGTTTGTCAATGTTAATAAAATTGGCTTCTTTTGTACAGTAATTAATACTGTGCTCTTGGCTTTTAGTTATTTCCCAGTGCGTTTTACCGCAAATCTTCTTAAGAGCTGAAGCTCTAGTAGCTTTACTAAATATGATTATTCCTTGAAGGTGTGGTGTTCCCGATTTACTCATCTCTTTCCCACATCTATGGAAATTACATTCTAATAGTTTAAACTTTTCACAATCTTCATCAGTGTAGTTATTCAATGTATAAGACCAGCTTTTTGAAACCATTATTATAATCTCAGATAATAGTATATGGCGTATGGCAAAAAACAGACACGGAAACCCCGCACTAAGAAATCTACTTATGCTCGCAAACCTCGCTCTAAAAAGGTTACTAAGACTCGCATGCCGGTTACTCAATATAATCGCATCATGAAAGCAGTCTATACATGGAAATCATTCCGCGAGGCAAACAATAACACAACTCTAGCGCTCTCTGGCAATATCTCATCTGCTCTTCGTGGGCTAATCTTTGAACTATCCGATATTCCATTTTACAATACTGTCAATCCAGCTGCACCTGCTCAGTTAGACACTAAACAAGCCCGTCAAACTACCAATCCTTATGTATCTCATTTTAATGTAGGTATATCACTTCGTTGTACACACAATCACGCAGTTACTATACGCTTTCTATGCTTCCGCAATAACGGTTGGCAAGAACCTCTATCATGGACAACATCCACATATCCGGTACTAGCAACTTTAGACAATCTCTTTGTTAACTTCCTTGATAAATCAGATGAGACAACGTCGCCCGATGGCATTCGTTTACCTATTCAACAGTTCAATGGTACTCTTTGTCAATCTAGAAAAGATATGTATCTTAACAGAGTCAAATATATGAGACCCCTCCAAGGTGTAGGGTCTGGCGGCGAGGTTGCCGACTCTCTTTCACTTAGAAATTATAATTTCAGAATCCCAGTCAATCAGATCTATAAGTATGAGGATCGTATTCTTACTAACTCAGAAATCAACAACATTAAGACGGGTCGAGTCTTCTTCGTTATGCTTGTAGGCGTAGCCGATCCATCAAATACAGCTAATGCCGGTGATATGGTAGTCGATACACGCTTTAGCACTATCTTTAAAGAAAATGTGTAATATATTTTACTCTGCGGATGGGAGCGAAGCGGACGGAGCAGGCGTCGCAGACATTCATTATAAAATTAGCATGTTTTTGTGGAATGGTAATGAACACAAAAGCATTATATTGCATAGATAGCTTACTATCATTTAGAACCATTATTAGTGACCTAGCTTAGTATTACCTAGGTCACTTCGGTTACAAGTTACAAGTTGAATTTTAGAGCGGAGCGGAGAAATTCACAAAGTTGTCCTTTTTTCCTACAACTTTGTAACTGAAGTAAATCGGTTCCGCAA